TCGTGATCACCATAGAGAAATGCATTTAAAAATAAAACTTAAGGAGCTACAAATGGAAAAGAAAAGATGTGTAGTTGTAACAACAGACAAGAAGGGAGTATTTTTCGGCGAACTAGAAAGCTATGACAGAGAAAAAGAAAGGTGTATTTTAAAAGATGCCCAGATGTGCGTTTATTGGTCAAGCAGTATTAAAGGCATACTTGGGCTTGCTGGAGCGGGGCCGGATAGAGAATGTAGAATTACTCCAGTTGTAAAAAAGATAGAATTGAACGGCATTACATCAGTAATCGACTGTACTGAGGAAGCGGCAGGGGCATGGGGGGAACAACCATGGGGGCAATAGTTAGTGGCTATGGCACTGGCGCTGGCTATGGCTATGGCGATGGCTATGGCTATGTCTCTGGCTCTGGCTATGGCGATGGCTATGGCGATGGCTATGGCTATGGCTATGTCTCTGGCTCTGGCTATGGCGATGGCTCTGGCTCTGGCTATGGCTATGGCGATGGCTATGGCGCTGGCTCTGGCTATGGCTCTGACGATGGCTATGAGATCCTGGTAGGGTATAATAATTGTATCGAGGCATGGCATTACATCAAAAAAGATGGAAGACGGCTGGTAATGCGCAATGGGCAAGAGGTTGAATTAAATGAGCAATTGTATGAGAATAATATAAAATTGTGTGCTTGTGGATTCCATTCTTCAATCAAAGAAAGCGAGGCTAAAGAGTATGCTCCAAATGGATCAGTCTTGACAAAGGTAAAGGTATGGGGGAGAGTAATTTACGGAGAAGATAAGCTGGTGTCTACAAATAGAGAAATAATAGAGGTTTTAGATGATTGAGAGCAGAAATAACAATTGTGAAAAAAGGGGGTTAAAGAAAGTAGTTATACGTACTGAGAGATACAGTCGCGTTGTTGGCTACTTTCGGTGACCGCCCAGTTGAGCAATGGAATAAAGGAAAGAAGGAAGAGTTCAAAGAGCGCAAGACAGCGTCCAAAGAGCAAGTTGAGGAATATGTGAAATGAAAATAAAAGCCAAAGAAGCAAAGAGACAATACGATAATTACACATTCGCAAGATGGTTATTCATGAGAAGTTGGATGTCTTTTGTTGATTGGCTCAAATTTAGAGATTACGAGGTGGAGGAATGAGTAAATTAAAGCATACGCCAGGGCCATGGGTTAAAAACAAATACTTATTAAAAGATTGTCTAAAATATGGAATTTCAGAATCCAATAGTAGCATGCTTAACGATATAGCTGATTTGAAAGGGGCATTCAAAACAGAAGAAGAGAGAGAATCAAATGCTCGCCTAATAGCAGCAGCACCAGAGATGTTAGAAGAGTTGATACTTGCTTATAATAATATCAAAGGGTATGCAAAAAGAATCCCAATTGATTCAGAGATATATTACGAAATGAATGGCATCCTATCTGATTTAAAAGAAATAATAGAAAAAGCAACAGGTATGAGTATCGAGGAGGTGTTAAATGACAATTAAAACAGATAATACGCAAGTAATAGAGAATCTAAAGTGCTGTGGGAACTGCCGATATCTTGTTGATATATGCTTTAAAGAAAACGAGTGCGAGTTGAAAGGCCAAGATATAGATTCATACATGTATTGCAAAGACTGGGAGTTCGATGGGCTTACAAGAGAGGACAGAGAATGATAGAATTACATAACTACAAAATAGATGAGAATAGAATAGTAATGGCTACTACGGACGAATTTATTTCTGAAGAAGACGCAGACTACAATATCTGTTTATATATGACAGATAAGCAAATCGAAATAAATGCGCCAACTATATTGCATTATGAGAGCGAAGAAGAGAGAGATGCAGACTTTGAAAAGATATATCCTTGTACATATGGAGTAAAAATGACGGGTTGAGAAGAAGAGCTTAAATTCTTGACAAAATAAAAGAAATGTCTTACAGTGAATAATAATGTATAAAGAGGTGAATATTCATGGAGTTTTCAACAACAAGATCACAAGCTATATTAAATAGTTTAGGTACAGACCTAGAATCTGGGTCTTTAATATTTCTAACAGCAGGAGACGTTGAGGTTGCCACAGTGACATTAGCCTCTACAAATATATTCTCTGATATAACTGCAAAGACAGCAACTCTAAATACAGTTACGGCTGACTCAAGCCCGACAGGTGGGTTGGCTGCAAAATACGAATTTAGAAGATCAGACAATACTTTGGAGTGGTCTGGCACTGTATCGGCGACAGGTGGCGGAGGAGAAATAGAACTTTCTGTACAAGACGTTCCTGCCGGAATACCTTTTGACATGTCCTCACAAAATCCATATACAATAACTCTACCGTAGGTCCTATGGCACAGAATGTAAATCTAATAAACGTAGATTTTTCAAGTGGGAGTTTCCCGGCCGATTGGGACTATAATGATGGTAATTTACTATGGAATATTAGTAATGCTAGTACTCCTACTAATGGAACTGGTATATCCGGTGTAAATGACTACAGAGTATGGGTAGAGTCGTCAGGAACAGTCGCTGGTCAAGAGGCGTGGCTGATAACAGAAGAGATAGACTTGATGAACGATTCTATATCTTTGACCCTTAACTTTGATTTAGGTATGTATGGTTCGACAATGGGAACAATGCATATAGACATATACGATGTTGACCAAGATAGTTACACAAATAGTGTGTGGTCTTTAACAGGAGACCAGGGGGACTCATGGCAGAGCCAAAGCGTTGATTTGTCTTCCTATACAGACAAGATCCGGGTAAGGTTCAGAGCGGTAATTGGTGACGCAACCTATTCAGACTTTGAACTAGACAACATAGTATTAGTAAAAGAACAACATGACAATATAGACGATATTCTTTTAGATAGAACAATCAGATGTACGATTCCAGAAGAAAAACAATACCCAGATGAGATTTATTGGCCGTTACTAAACGGGGATACACATGTATGTTTATGGAAAGATGGAAAGAATGCTTGTTTTAGTTTCACTATAGACGATAACTGGGAAGCTGATCAACCATGGTGGACTACACAGTATAACACATACGGATATAACTTCACATGGTTTGCTGTGTCAAACTGGATTGGATCCACAAATGGGACATGGTCAGGATTTAACGCTTTATATGACGATGGACATGCTATAGAGTCACATTCTCATACTCATCCAGCAATAAGCGACGAGACAACAGCTAGAACTGAATTCTCAGCTTCTATAACATCTTTAGAGGCAAATATTCCTGAAAACAACGTTAAAACATTTGCATGGCCAATGGGAGACGCTTCACAGGCTACGATTGCAGAAGAATATTTCCTTGCTGCAAGAGGTACCGAGGGCGGATTTAACACTCCATGGCCAAGTATGTACAATACAAAGAATGTAGAAGCTGTTAATCTAAGTGACAACACAACTGGAAGTACTTATGTGCCTAATTTACTAGATTCTGGAGCACTAACATACAGAGGATGGGCAGTATACCTTTTCCACGGAATGAATACAGATGGGAAGGCAGCTTTTATAACTCTTTTAGACTATCTACAAACAAATGACTCGGAATTCTGGGTAGCGACATACCCAGAAGCAGCACAGTATATACATGCAAGAAATAATGCGACAATAAGCGGGACAAACCTTAACAATAAGATCACTGTGTCAAATAGTATAGATCTTTCTGGGCTTAACGCAAATGTACAAGGATTAGTAGAAGAGCCATTAACGTTTAAGACTAAAATCCCAAGTACATGGACAAGCCCTACTATAACTCAGAACGGGCAACCATTGACATATAGCATAGTAACTAATGCTAATGGACGTTTTGCAATATATGATGCATTCCCAGATGGAAATGACATAGAAATAGTGAATCTTACTGAATATGAGGGAAGCACTACCGTAAATGTAACAACAACAGGACAATTCGAATCTACTAACCTTTTCACTGGAAGCGCATCAATAACTAATACTGCAAGCGGTGAATTCGAACAAGCACAGATATTCGAAGGAGCTGTACAAATAAGCGTAACAGCAACTGGGGGATTTTACTCAGAAGGAATTGAACCAGTAATTCCAGTAGATGAAGAAGACATAAGCATTATAGACAGGTTTAGGGAAATTGACATACGCATAATCGATCAGGTTGTAAGAGGAGGATAACATGGTAAAAGTATATTCAGATGACACTCAGCCATTAGGCATATTGATTAGAACGGATAAAGACTATTCTAGCGCAACAGTAACATGGTATTGTACAGACAAGACACACAAGACAGTATCTATACCTGGCGCTATAATCGAGAAGACAAACGAAAATGCAGTGCTAGCATACTTTACACCAAGTGGCAGTTTGCCTGTTGGGAGACTTACTTTTGTAGCAACTATAGACAATGAGTATATAAAAAGTTACAAGACGGAAATAGAAGTAATAGAGTCACCGTCAGTAAGCAGGTAATAAATGAAGAAATCAAGCAAAACACAAATAACAAATATATCAAAGATGATAGCAATGACTTATGAGGGCAAGTACGGGGATTACCCTATAAAACTATCTAAAACATGGTATGATATTAACGGTGTGCAATGGTATACTTGTGAGAAAGACGACACTCTTTACATTTGCATACAGGGCAGTAGAGCTAATAAAGATAACAATAAAGATTGGAAAGATAACCTTAACTTTAAACAAATAAAATCGCCAGGAATAAAGAGCCATAAGTTTCATGAAGGCCACTACGAACAAACTCTTGTTATATATAGGCAAATAATAAAGCTGTACAAGAGTTATAAAAATGTATATATATGTGGTCATAGTCTAGGGGGAGCATTAGCGCAGATCCTTGCCATGTTAATGTCATATTCTAAGATACGAATACCTAAGACAGTGCGAGTAATCACAGAGGGCGCACCAAGAAGCATGAACTATTCAGCAGCAAGATGGTTCAACAAGAACATAAGCGAATCAATAAGAATAGTAAACGGAGATGACCCTGTTACTAAAGTGCCTTTTAGGATAACATTATTCTGGATGTACTGGCATGTTAAAGGGAAGATGCAGATAGGGACTAAGAAAGGAATACTTAAAAGATTACTTAAGTGGAAACAGTGGAGAAAGGAAAAGCTAAACCATAGCCCGTTAGACTACACTGTTAACTTAACTAAATACTATTGGAGTAAGTATAACAAAAATAAATAAAAATGTACAGATAGTGTACAAAAAGAGGTGAGAATATGGGATTAGATGCTATAGTAGTTTTAGAACTAGAAACAATGCCAGATGAGAAGTTTATGAATAGGGCAAATAACTACTTTATTGAATACGTAGACTTTGTGTGCTCGATGGGGGACGGGAACTGTTTCTATGATATAACCAAAATAGACGATAAGTATTCTATTAAAGTATGGAGCTCGGGACGATATTATGGAGAAGGCTATGAGAGAGGAAATTGCTTAGAGATTATATCGGCGATACGAGTACTAAAAAAGTACTTTAAAGACTATGGGATTACAGTATATTACGGACATGATTGTGGAGATTGGGAAGAGATGGATGAAAAAGAGATAGAGAAATTAGAGGACTATTTTGTCAAGCATGGGAATGAGCCGTATTACAGAGAGACGTGCTGGAATAAATAAAAAGAGGTGAGAAATGAACACAAGAAGAGAGATAATACAAAAAGCATTTAACGATATAGGCCTTAAGTACATAAAGAATTACATAAGCACAAAGAGCGAAGAAGAGCAAGAGCACCTAAACAAGATACTATTCGGCCTATTCTCCATAGCCTATAATGAAGGATACGGTAGAGGGTTCCTAAAGGGGATGAGTAATGAGTGATATCTTAACCCATACATGGACATGCTGTGAATGCGGAGATACTAAAGGGACCCCAAAAGTAGTCTCTCACACTTTTATACACTCATACGGACCAGAGATTGAAAGAACTTGGTATTTCTGCAAGGAATGCTATGAGGCAATAGAAGAGGGAAATCCAATTATAGGCAAAGAGGGCTAATATGTCAGAAAAGAAACTAACTGATAAAGAAGAGAACTTCTGTCAAGCATACGTTAATGACCCAGACCCTAAGATAAGATGGAATAAGACTCAATCAGCTATAAAGGCAGGGTACAGTGAGCATAGTGCTAGGGCATTGGCATACGAAACCTATACTAAACCTTACATCAAGGCCAGAATTAGCGAACTATGTGAAGAGAAGAGAAAAACAGACGGTGAGCTTAGAGATCAAGTAGTGGACGAGTTCCAGAAGCTAGCTATGAAAGACGACATAGACCAGTATAAAGTAGCAGGATTAACTGGGCTGGCTAAATATCTGGGCATGGATAAGCAGAACTTAGATATAACTAGTGGTGGTGAGAAGCTACCTACTAAGATAGTAATACAAGGGGTGAGTAAGGATGAATGAAGAAAAGTACGGGCATATGTTTGATAATGAAATAGAAGAGGAAAGAACTATCACTATAAACAAAACAGGAAGATATTTGATTACATACGGCGGAGAATCATTTGTAGTTGAATACTTGGAAGGGAAAGGCGAAGATAATGTTGAAATTATTCAGAAGAAAAAAAGAAGAAAGAAAACAAGAAATTGAAAAAAACAAAGTGATGGCTGTCCTATATATATTTTTTGTTGATGGTGACTCCACATGGTTTAAACATGAATACCAAGGTGGGTCTCTATATGCAGAGTTTAAGGAATTTTTAAATTGGTATCTTAATAGAAGTCATTCTGAAAGATATTTAATGCATCACAAAATGGGATTTAAAGAAATAAGACGAAAAGAAATTAAGAAGATTCATGTGGAGTTAGATAATGAAATATAGAGAAATAGGTGAAAGATTCGAGTATGATGGTGTGATGTTGGAAGTTATGGGGGAAGAGCTTTCGTTTTCATGTGAAGGATGCTATTTCTACCAGATTGATAAGTATGGAAAGTGCATAACCTCCGAGAAGTATTGCGAAGGGTACTTCAGGGAAGACAGTAAGAGTATAATATACAAAAAGGTGGGCGAGATGAATAAGCCAATATTTGAGAATGAAGAAGAATGTATAATGGTGATACAAGGGTTCTTTAACGAGTGCAAAGTAGGAGATAGCATATGTGATTATGCGAGAAAGAAAGGATATATTAAACAATCTGCATTAGAAGAGGCTAGAAAAAGATACGAAGATGTCAAGCTGGGGTATAGAATCGTACCAGGGAACGTGAAGGAACGATCAGAAAACTATATAGCAGAGCTAGAAAAGAGAATAAAGGAGCTCGAAGGTGGAAGAGTTTGATTTAGAAAAAGATTTAATCGAGGCGGCTAAAGAGATAATATTCCATGAGAAGCAAAGGGTAAAACTAGAAGCCAAGACTATTGAAGAACTAGAAGTCAACTGCCAAATGTGTGGTTCGCAAAGGTGCAGTGGAGGATTGCCAGAGGCAAAAGGCTGCATGCTGTATGAAGTAATGAACAGAAAGAGGGGTGAGTAATGAAATGGGTAGTGTGTAAATATAGAACAATAAATCTAGAATCAGTAGAATTCGTGGCAAAGAGTAGTGCTTCGTGCATGGATAATGACAGGAGAAATTACAAAATCCCCACGATCGAAATAGGCAATTACATAGCTTTCTATAAAAAAGAATCCATAAGAGGCAAGCACTGGGAAGAATTACACGAATTCATGCAGGATGCTAGAACATTCCTTATTATATCAGAGGGAGAAGAGTAATGAGCAAGCGTAGAAAATCCCGTCAAGATAAGCAGGCGCGAGTCTATAGGTTAATAGAGAAGTCTTTCAAGATAGCCAAATCAGATATGTTTTATTGGGTGAAAATAGCACAAATGGTCAAAATAGCAGCACAGATAAAAGCTGAGTGCGACAAACATTATAATAAGCAAAAAGGTGTAGTTTTGGAGATCAATGAAAGAATTAAAGCTTAAAATACCAGAGAAGCTACTACCTATATACTCTACTAACAAGAGGTATATAGTAATACACGGAGGGCGTGGTAGCTCCAAGTCATGGACTGTTGCAGACTTCCTGATACTTAAGGCATATGAAACAGAAAAGCGTATCTTGTGTACAAGAGAGATTCAGAAGTCGATAAAGGATTCAGTACATAAGCTTATATGTGATAGAATTAAGGCTCTAGGATTGGAGTCTTTTTTTGTTATTACTGAAAGGTCTATAAGAGGCACTAACGGCTCAGAATTCATATTCGCAGGACTAAAGCATAACCCAGACATAATTAAGTCTATGGAGGGCATAGATTACGCATGGTGTGAAGAAGCACAAAGCCTTAGCCGTAAATCAATGGAGATACTGACTCCTACAATCCGTAAAGAGGGTAGTCAGATAATATACACTTATAATCCTACTAATGAAGACGACCCAGTGCACGAAGACTATACCCTTGTTGATAGAAGTGACACTCTCGAGATAGAAATAAACTACAATGACAACCCATTCTTTCCAGATGTACTAAAAGAAGAGCTAGAATACGACAAAAGAACAGACCACGACAAATACCTGCATAAGTGGGAAGGGAAGTGTGTAGCACATTCAGAAGCACAGATCTTCTTCGGCAAGTGGCAAGTAGAAGAGTTCGAAGCTCCAGAAGGGACATTCTTCTATTTCGGTGCAGACTGGGGATTCTCCAATGACCCATCAACACTAGTAAGATGTTATGTGAATGAGAACATACTGTACATAGACTATGAATTCTACGAGGTAGGCGTTGATATAGACAAGCTACCAGAAAGGTTCTCTCGAATACCTGAGTCTAAGAAGTTCCCTATAGTGGGAGATAGCGCAAGACCTGATACAATCAACTATATACACCGCAACGGGTATATGATAGAACGCTCAATCAAGGGCAAAGGAAGTATAGAGGATGGTGTGCAGTTTATTAGAAGTATGGAGAGAATAGTGATACATCCAAGATGCAAGCACACTATAGACGAGTTTAGGCACTACAGTTACGTGGTAGACTCTAAAACAGACAAGATATCTAACAAGATAGAAGACAAAAACAATCATATCATAGATGCGCTAAGATATGCACTAGAGAAGCTTATGCGGAACACTCAAGAGATATATGTGGGAATGGCGTAATGTACAGCATGTGTACTAAAAAATAACAAATAATTGTTGACATAACAGGATAATAGGTATAAAAGGAACTATGATACGACCACTAGAGAAAATAGCAAGTTTTTTTAGAAGATCAGAAAAGGGTTTCAGTGATACTAACGATTACCCTCAGGATAATGGGTTCTTTACAGGACTCAGCAGCGGAATGCCAATACATTTAACACCTCGCTTGGCATACAACCTTAATGAAAGAAATAACGACCTTGGCAATGCAACAAATAGAATAGCCAATAGCACAGCAGACTTACGCAAGGGGATAAGAGACAAGACTACAGGAGAGATAGACTTTACTCACCCAGTAGTTGAGTTGTTAGATAATCCAGGGGGAGGACTTTCGGGGTTCCAATTCTGGAGAGAAGCAACTGAGTCTTTCCTACTAACACAAGAGATCTGGATGGTAGCTAGAGGGAATATAAATAGACCACCACTTGAGCTGGTATATATCAGATCATACGATATTAACATAGCAATGGACGATTCATCAGGCTATCCAAGAACAATAACTACAACGTCTAAAAAAGATAGAAGAACATACGAAAGAATAATCCAGAACGGCAAAGAAAGATATATCGACAAAACAGGCTTGAACGAGCTTATCCCTATAATAGGGGCTGTATCTATAACAGACGAGTGGAGAGGCAGAAGTCCTCTAGGAAAGCTTTACTATGACCTTCTAATGAACACTGACGGTAAAAGACACAATACTAGTCTACTTAAGAACGGGTTAAGAACAACAGCTATATTAAGCCCTAAACCAACGGCTAATTCAACACCGACTTGGACTAAAGAAGCGGTAGACGCATTACAAGACAAAATGAGAGCATTTTACCAGGGAGCAGGGAACGCAGGGAACGTATTTATAATGAGCGCTCCTGGGGAAATTAACGGGCTAAGCCAGACCAACAAGGATATGGACTATGCTACATTATTAAAGAACTCTCAAGAATCTATCTATAACTTGTACGCTATTCCACTTAACCTAGTGTTCAGCGAAAACCAAACATACGACAACTTTACAACATCAAACAGAACATACTATACAAAAGCTGTATTCCCAGTGTACAAGCAAATAGGCGATACACTACTTGGGAAGCTAAGCTTTAGATACGACATAACAAGTAATGACCAATTGAGTTTCTCTTTAGTAGATATAGAAGACATGCAGCCAGTACTCGTAGAGAACATGAAGAAGCTTAAAGAAGCAGAGGCTAACACTACTAACGAGATAAGAGCAGTCGGTGGGTTTGAAGAAGATCCAGATGGCGATGACATATTAGTGAGTAGTAACAAAGTACCACTTAAAATGGTGAGTACACCTTTAACATTCGAGGATGTAGATGTCGACACAACAGACGAGAGCGACGATCAACAAGAAGAGGAGTGAGAAACGTATCACTAATAAGTTAGCTGCTTGGATTCAAGATATAGTAGCTAACTATAGGATAGGTGACACGACAGTAAGCGAAACCTCAGTTCCTATTCTCACTACATCTCTTAGAACGAGTTATACGCAAGCTGGTAAAGACGTCTTGCGTTTTGACATAAGAGAGTACAAGCAAGCTAATGATGAGTTGAAAGATGAGATCTATACGGCAATAGCTAGAAAGCTTGACCCGATGTATAACCAGAGAACTGACCGTGCTGTACCACAGATAACTAAGACATCAAGCAAGTTAACAGCGAGGACTACAGAACTGGCAGTTGAGAACCAGATGTCGGATAGAGAAGCTAAGATCACACTGCTTAACTACTTAAAGAGCCAAAGGCTAATGATAGCCAGGACTGAATCACAGTGGGTTGTAGAGGCTACAAGGAATGTAGCAGTAGTAAGTATTAAAGACCCTTTGGATAACACTCTAGAGCAGTTAGTAGCGCTACTAGAAGCAGGAGAGATCAACGAGGCTGTCAGACTAAGCAAGCAAGTAGTGAAGCTAATAAATGCACCGGTCACAGAGACACAAGGCTTCTTGATCAGACTCATTAGAGACTCTAGGGACAGACTGACCGACCCTCTTGTACAAGCAGAGATAGTAGCTAGCATAAGAAAGCAAGGGGCCAGACTAGAGAAGTCAGAGAAGAAGTGGCAGACAGTAGGGGGAGCGAATGTCCGCGATACACATAGCAATGTTAATGGACAAAGAAGACCATTGGAAGAACCGTTCCTACTTGCTGGAGGATATTTGCAGTATCCAGGCGATGGATCTCTGGGAGCTGGGACAGAAGAAATTATAAATTGTAGATGTGCTACAGTATATTTATAGGAGCAAAAGATGGGGAAAAAACTAATAGAATGCGACGAATGCAAATACTTTGATTTATACGTGCCTTGTCCTAAAGAGGCATATCATGAGCATATATGTACGTTGCACAAGAATAAAAGAGCGCATGAAGTAAATCTTAATGACGACTGTAAAGACTTTTCAAAAGTGGGTAATTAAATGGAACAGAAGAACGTAAGATTCAATATGACAGAACACAAGCAAGCCCAAGTTAATGGCGAAGATGTCGGAATCATTAAGGGATACCTTGCTACATGGGACCTAGACAGAGGGAATGACAGGTTTGTCAAAGGTGCTTTCGAAGAGTCTATCAGAGAGCACACTGAAAAAGGTCTGCGGCCTCTTAGAATGAAGGCTTACCACAACGAGATCATCGGGGGATTTCCAATAGATAAGGTATACGAAGACGGCAAAGGTCTTTATGTGGAAGGAGAAATCAATCTTGTATCCCCAACAGGGCGAACAGTCTATTCCTTGGCTAAGCAAGGCGTATTAACTGATATGTCCATAGGCTGGTCAGCAGATGAGGTAACATTCGAGGATAACGTAAGGATCATTACCAAGGCTACTATATGGGAAGGTTCGATAGTTGATGAGCCAATGAATGAAGAAGCTAATATAACAGAAGTAAAGGCAATCAATCCTAGATCAGTATTAGCTAAGTCTTTTGCAGATAGATCAGTTATGTGGGATGCAACAGAAGCAGAGAAGCGTATAAGATCATGGGCAGGTGCAGAAGACGAGCCTAACACAAAGTATAAAGAAACATTTATCTTCTATGACCAAGAAAATGAGGACCAATTCAGCGGATATAAACTATTAGTATCTGACATAATAGACGGAGATCTTAAGATAGTACCAAGAGCAGTATTTGCGGTAAGAGCAGTACTTTCAGGGGCGAGAGGCGGAGTGGATATTTCAGCACAAGACCAGGAAAAAGCTAAGACCGTTGTTAATACATTATATAAAGATATGGGACTTGAAGAGCCGTTCTCAAAAGGCAAGGAAAGACCATTCTGTTTAACTGAGATTAAAAGCATGCCAATAAGCCTGCTATCTCACGTAATAAGAAGAAAAGAATTAAGCAAGGACGCTGCGGACTATGCGGCACAAGGAGTGTTTACCAAGATGGTAGAAAGCTCTATCCAAGAGAAGGATGTAAAAGAAGCTGTAGCGGCAATAGAAAATTTAAGAAAGGAGCTTAGAAAATGAGCGTAGAACTAAAGGAAATTACAGAAGGCATCGCTAAACTTACTGCCGATTATCAAGAAACACATAAAGCTTTAGAAGCTAAAGGCATTGAGAATAGTGAAGCACTAGGTAAAATGGAAGAAAAGTTTGTGGAAATGTCTGATAAGATACAAGAAGCAGAGCTAAAAGCACAAGCAGAAGAAAAAGCAAGACAAGACTTAGAACTAGCAGTAGCACAAACACAAGAAGGGAAATCAAGTTCAGAAGTAAAAGGATCAGAAGCTTATCGTCAAGGCTTTAACCATTATGCAAAAACTAGAGAAGCTATTGACAGCGACGTTGTAGACCAAGAGTTAAAATCATTGATTAAAAGCCAAACAGGCGTAAGTATTTCAGATCAAGACTTTATTCATGTTAAGACTATGTTAGTAGGATCTAACCCAGATGGTGGTTATTTAGCACCTGTTGAGACTTCAAACACTATTTCTAAACGTATATTTGAAACATCACCGATGAGATCAATAGCAAACATTATGTCAACAGCTAACGAAGCTTTAGAGATTCCATTGGATGATCAAGAATTCAGTAGCGGTTGGGTAGCAGAGTTAGATTCTAGAGGTGACACAGACACAAGTAAACTAGGTATGATCACTATACCAACACATGAGCAATTCGCACAACCAGCAGCAACACAAAAGATGCTAGATGACGCTATATTTAATGTAGAAAGCTGGATTAGCGGCAAGGTATCAGACAAGTTCTCAAGAACTGAAAACACAACATTTGTTGTAGGGACAGGCGTAAAACAACCAGAAGGGTTTCTGTCCTTAGCAGATTGGGCAACAGCAGCAACTTACGAAAGAAATGCATTAGAAACAAGAGAAACAGCAACAGCAAGTACATTAGCAGCTGACGACTTGATTAACCTACAAACAGACTTATTAGAGTTCTATCAATCTAATGCTAGTTGGGTAATGGCTCGTAAGACTTGGGCAGAAGTAATGAAGCTTAAAGACGGCGACGACAACTATTTACTGAACCCAGCAATGATGTTCCAAGGCGCTTTAGGATTACAGTTGTTAGGTAAAAAAGTAACGTTATTCTCTGACATGCCTGCAATTGGTGATAGCAATATCCCTATCGCATACGGAGACTTTAGAGAAGGCTACACTATTTTAGATAGAATTGGTATTAGAGTACTTAGAGATCCTTATACAACTAAAGGACAAGTTAAATATTACACTACTAAACGTGTAGGTGGAAAGGTTACTAACTATCAGGCTATTAAACGCCTTAAAATTAAACCAACGGTATAAAGGAGAATAACAAATGCAAAGAGATTTAAGACATAAACTCAAAGTATTGGCTAACGACTCATTGGCTATAACAGCCGCTAGTGCGCCAGAAATAGTACAAGGCACAGCAGTGGATACTCAAGGCGTAAGAGGCATTGATTTCGCTATAGAAATTGACGAAGCAGTAGGAACAGACGTTATGGAGTTCTTAATATACGAATGTGACACAGTAGGCGGAACTTACACAGCGATCGATACAGCTAAGTATTTAAAAACAGGGGGAGACAGAACATTAGTTGACCCTGCAGCAGACGGTGCTTTATTGACTGTCGGTTGTACAGGAACTAAGCAATTCGTGAAGCCAGTAGTTTCAACAACAACAGTAGCTGACGACTTAACAGTATCAGTGAACGTTATTAAGTGGCTAGAAGTATTAGAATATGATGAAACAAGTATAGACGGATTACCATAGGTATAGGGGCAATCGATGGCAATACAAGTAATAAACGTACAAAAGGACACATGGACTGAGATAGGGCCGGGGATATTCTCTTTTCAAGTACTAGGCGACAGACCAGTATGGTATACAGAAGCAGAAAGTACACCAGTTGGGCAACCTCCACATGAAGTCGAGTCAAGAAAAGCTTTACCAGAAGAGAAAATAAATTTCCGTGCCTCTTCAGCGTTAAGTCGTCTTTTTGTATATACTACCAGTATGAATGGGACTAATATTGCCGTCGATAAGCCTACCTTTATTGATACATTTGTCCAGGACCAGACTACCGCGCCAGTAGAGCATTGGCTGACTAACCAAATGGAGGCGGTGACGATCCAGGCGAACATAGCAAAGGATGATAACACAATAGTTCTTAATGCTGGAGCAGGATCTACGATAGTAGACATAGAAGGTAATGGTTACTATCTAGAAATAAGATATGACAATCCAGATCACCCTGGGGTCCCTATAATAAGGTTTTACCAAGGTGAGATAGTAACATATACAGATAATGTAGTAAACGTGACAATTGAAGTAGATACGCCTCTAGATTTTTCAGTAGATACTACATATATAGAATCTGTATATATAGTGGACGCAAACGCTTCTAGATCAAGTGAAACAGCAACAACATCAAACAGAATAGAAATGTGTACTTTTCCACCAGATAGTTTATCGTGGGATCTAACAAGGCTAATGGTTACGGCGGTATTAGATAGCGTGCCAGATGATGGAAAGTTTATGGATCAAACAACACCTCTCACATGGGGTATTTACTTTGGAGTGGATACGCCTTTGTCTGACAAGTACTTGGCGAATGTTAAAGTAAACGCAGGGTTTGCTGCAAGTGCGTATGATATAACCTATACATCACGGTCGAGCCCACAGAATCCTTATGGTCTACGAGTTAGAAAGACTTTCGGAGGGCCGGGCAAATATGGTGTTGTAGTTAGACTAACCACAAACCAGGACAAGTTTTGTGTGTGGCTACAAGAGCCGTGGAACACTGACGGTGGAGATTATCCGATTGATTGTAGATTTAAAGTAATGGGGCATGAGGTAGATTAAATGATAATAGACTTAACTGACGTTAAAATAAATAACGATTATACTTATATAGAGAATGTAGCTCCGACAGCAGCGGAACTAGAGCCAGCCTACCTCAATGGAGAGACATGGTTAAACACCACAGACGGGCTAAGCTACGAGCTAACAGATCAAACAACAGGAACATGGACTCGAATAGAGAAGGCTCAGGATGCTAAAATAGAGAGAAATGCGGACAATACACTACTTACTACTAACAGCTCTTTATGTAACTTCTTTATAGTAGACAGGAATGAGCCTTATAACGAACTAGATCTAGACGATTACAGACCGGATCTAAGCAATTGGAGTAACAAAGACCAGTTTAATTTACAAGAAAAAGAAGCTGTATTCTCTAAATGGACTTTCGATAGTGTAGGAAAGACTATCACGGTAGTAACTGACGAGAATGTGTACGGGACTTTAGACAGTTTTGTAGCAGGAGACCTTATATATCTATCAGGAAGTACACGTAATAATGGATATTATACTGTAGCAAGCGTGACAAGTACAGTAATAACAGTAGACGAAGACATAAATGACGAAGAGGTCTATGCTTTGATATCATTATCAAACATACCTCAAGGTTATAAAGATATAATAGGCAGAATGGTTAATTACGACGTTTATGAGCGTTACCAAACTGGACAAGGCATGAAATCAGAGAAATGGGGCACTTATAGCTACACTAGGGAGCCTTTTGAGAACGGGCTTAGGTATCCAGACGAAGTAATAGCAGGAATAGATGCATATAAAATAGTATGTATTGGAGGCACAAGTGTCTTTATTGACTAAAACATACATGACAGTGAACGTAGCAAGACCCTCTAGAGGGAAAAGTACTGACCCAGTTACAAAGACTATCTTCTATATAAAGGGATCATTTCAGCCTATTAGCGGATACCATGAATTCAGAGACGGCAAGAAAGGAGAGAAGGCTACACACAGGTTCTATACAGACGTAAAGAACACTCTTGTATATGGTGATAAAGTAACACTATTGTCACAGACTTACGTTGTACTGTACGCAATCCAGCCAGCAGGGATATCAGGACGCAATCATCATAAAGAATTCATATGTGGGTTATTCGAATAATGGGTGCTAAGGTTGAAATATTCCTAGATCTATCTAAGTTCGGAGACATCCTTGCAGACAATGTGACTCAGAGAGTTGCAGCAGATGTCAAGAACAAAGCTAGAAGGAATGTAAGGGTTGACACAGGACGTTTAAGAAACTCAATCAGAGTGGACGGTGTAGGGTTCGCAGTATACGAAGTTGTAACTGACACCCCTCATTCATTAGCACAGGAGTTTGGAAGGCCTGATTTGCCTAACTACGGGTTTACTCCTTATTTGAGGCCAGCAGCACAACAGGCAGCTAAAGCAGAGAATATAGCTAAGATAGTAGCAGCAGCAACACAAGTCGCACTAAGCAGGAGCAAAGGATGATAGATACTATACTATACAACTACATCTACGATAACTTTACCTTAACAGATATAACTGACGACGGGTTTATCCAGTTCTATTACGGAACAGCAGAAGGTGCAAATGGTGCTTATGCGACAATGTTCAAAGTAACAGATTCAGAAAGACCAGAGACTCTGTGTAACTTTCAAGGAGACACGGGGAGAGCATTGTTTCAGGTTAACTTCTGGGCAGGCGGAAACACTGGAGCGAGTACAAACGCTGTGCAGACTTTAGAGATAGCAGAAGACTTTAAGAACCAATTTAAGGAACTTCGTGGAGTTATAGGAACAAGTCCAGATGATTACAGGATTGAAAACAATATAACCCAAGGTGCTAGGTTACTTACAAGCGGAACAGAGCAAACACCAGAAGTATGGGGAGCGTTCTTTGAGGCTGACATATGGTGGACAAAACTATGACATGCAAAACATGTATAGAAGGGAATATATGTAAAGTAAAGGAGTACACAATGAAGTGTGACAAGTGCGACAATAAACAGTTCTATACTAGGAGAAAAAACCACATCCCAGTAGAATACGTATGTAGTCTATGCGGTGAGGCTCTTCCTATTAAGAATAAAAAACCTAAAGAAGAAGAAAAGGAAATCAAGGAGGCTGAATAATGGCTTATAACGGCGACGGACAAAAGCTAGTTGGGGATGATGGCTTTCTCCAAATAGCAACTTTTGGGACAGAAATCCCAGGCGATGGGGCAACACCTTTACCGGTGGGAACCTATCTAGTAACAGGAGTGGCGGGAACATCTGCATTCCCAGCACCGGCAGACGGCGGTACAGCAATAGGCGAAGGCGATATCATAACAGTAGAAACAGGAGCAACAATCACGCCAGCTGTAGACGATGATGTAGTAACACTTAACTTAGCAGACAAATGTGACGTATCAGATTGGACAATGGAATTTACTAAAGAAGAGATCGAAACAACAACTCTTTGCGATGCAGTTAAGAAATATCGTGCGGGTAAAGCCGATATGACTGGTACTATTAACGGGATCTTTTTAACTGGTACAACAGACGACAAAGACGGTCCGTTAAGACAGTTTATCGACATAGTACGTCAAGATGGCGATGCATCATGGGATAAATTCGAGCAAGCAGAAGCAGTATTATTAGGATTCTTTTATGTTAATAATGATACTAATATAGCTGACAAAATGTGGGTATCTGCTCCAGTACAATTATACGGACAAAGTGTGGGTGGCGAGATTGGATCAGCACAGACTTTTAGTTCACCATTCAGATTTGGTGACTTAACTTACACTGATACAGGAAACACTAACACAGTAACAATACAACCTACTTTCACGCGTCTTGGGGATGGGGCGTGATTGTTAGATTAAAAAACACTCAGATACGCCCTGGAATATGGGCGGTTATCTGAAAAAAGGAAATGAGTATGAAATTGAATGTAAGTAGCAAAAATGAATTTTATTTTTATCCAGACGTAGCAGACAACTTAAAGCTAGAAGAGAAAGACAGATTCACTATAGTAGTGAAGAAAGTAAGCGCAGCATTATCGGGCACAGACTGGTTCAAGTACGACGAAGATGACAAATACCTGGGTGTTGATAACAAGGCAAAAATTAAGTCTCAAATAAAAGAGATCAGGAATGCGCCCATCTTGCTAGTAGACGGCGACAAAGAGAAAGAATTAACTATTGATGATCTTATGGACGGAATATACCCAGAACTATTTGAGATCATAACTGAACTGAATCTATTTATACTTAAAATAGAGTCAGAAGGAGGACTTGAGACAAAAAAGTCTTAGGGGCTTTTCACCTTGTCTGTCAGGGAAAGACAGAAGCAAGATATGCAGAAGGGAGAGGCGAAAGATTACATGTAATAATGGACACAAAAGGAAGACCAATATATGCATGTAGAAAAGATGAGGTTAAAAACCTATTCGATACTCATTTCTGGAGCTGCTTTGAGGCTTGGCAACACTTCCATAATGGATTTGGCCTGCCTCGAGGCGGTTCTTGGAGTGAATACGATCCGGATTTTATAAATATAATAATGCAAATGGAAATGCATTTTAAAAATAATTTCTCGTTAGAAATAGTAATGGTTCAGTACTTAGAGGCTATAATCAAAAGAATGGACCATTACGCCAAAAGGAGTTAAGCAATGCCAGACGTAACAGCAGCTAGAGTCACAATACCGGTAACAACTAACGCAAAGAATGCAACGGCTGACTTGTCACAGTTAGATGAGTCCCTAAACAAGCTAAGTAACTCAGTAGACGCAAATTCGAGAGCTCTAGCTGGAACTGAAAAGAATGTCAGCAAAACAGGAAAAGCATTCGGGTCATTAAAGAAAATAATAGCTGCTGTTGGCGTTGTTGCGTTTACACGGCAGATAATCAAACTTACTGACGCTTATACGAACGTGACGAATAAGTTGAAGCTCGTTACGAATGGCACTGAGGATCTAAAGAAGACACAGAAGGCTTTGTTTGACCTAGCACAAAAGTCAAGATCAAGCTTCGAATCAACAGCAGAACTATATGCAAGGCTATCACGCTCAACAAGAAGTTTGGGCGTATCGAATAAAGATCTACTGACTGTAACAGATGCGATAAATAAATCGTTTATCGTGTCTGGTGCGTCAGCAGAAGAAGCTTCTAATGCTATTAGGCAATTGTCACAAGGTCTAGCGGCTGGTGCGCTTAGGGGTGATGAATTCAACTCTGTAGCAGAGCAAGCACCAAGGCTACAAGAGGCAATTGCAGCAAGTTTAGGAGTTACTGTTGGAGAATTAAGAGCGCTAGCCGCACAAGGGAAGATAACATCAGAAGTAATTGTAAAAGCTCTAAAAGGGCAAGCGGACACCATAAATAAAGAGTTTGCTCAGCTGACCCCGACATTCGGGCAAGTAGCGCAGACCTTAAAGAACACTTTCTTGCAATTGGGTGGTTCAATTGGGGCACAAGTACTACCTGATATCGCCATTCTGGGCAGGGCTTTTATAGCACTTGCAAAAGACGGAGGCGTATTAGTAACAACACTTGGTGGTATTCTTAAAGTTGTAGTTAAGGTGGCCAAGGCGTTTGCTTTATTAGCGGCAATAATAGAGAGTGTAGCAGTAACACAGAAGCTTAAGAAGGCGTCAGAAAGCCAGACAGTAGCATTGAACAATCAGAAGAACGCATTGAAATCTCTTGTTCAGGCTCAGAGAGAAGCTAACAAGGAATTTAATCTGACTGCCAAGACTGCTCCTGGGATCATTAAAGAACTACAAACTCTCGCAGCAACACAAGGTAAACTAACAGAGTCTGAGAGGGCAAGAGCGCTACAGTTAGCAAATACTTTAAAATCTCAAAGAGCTATTATCGCAGCAGAAGGGAAGCGTGCAGATGTTACTGAAACATTAGAGCGTAATGCAGATATCAACCAAGTGCTCCTTGATCTTACTAAAGAAACAGAAGCTGCAACAAATAAGAACGCTCAATCAGAGGCTGCATTACTCAAGGTTCAGAAGAAAAGAGCAACAGCATCAAAGGCAGCAGCGGACGCATTAAAGCTATTAGCAGCAGCAGGAGACCCAACAGCATTCCTGGCAGTACAACGGAAAGCATTTGCAGAACAAAGAAAGATAGTAGCTCAAGCTGGGCTAGATGTAGCGGCTTTAGAGAAGTTCCAGCAAAGCCAAAGACAGCAACAGTTTAATAGCTTCTTTAAGAATATAACAGATAACCAGACATTGGCATACAGTGCAAGGCAAACACAGCTTGAGGCAGCTTTAGCGAAAGTACTAGAGACTGAGAACCTATCGAATCAAGAAAGACTTGCAGCGCAACAAGCATATAACCAACAATCTGCACTTCTTGAACAGCAAAGATTCCAGTCTTTAGCTAATAACGTTCAGTTGGGAGCAGATGTTTTAGGTGGGTTTAACCAAATAGCGCAGAATCTAAGCCAGATAAGACAGAACCAGATAGCTCAAGAAATACAAGGCTTAGAAGCAGCAGGGGCATCAGAAGAAGAAATCGCAGCTAAGAGGCTCCAGTTACAAAGGAAAGCAGCAAAAGAACAAAAAAGATTTGCTACCTTCGCAGCTATACTTGATACAGCTTCGGCAGTTACTAAGGCTTTAGCAAGTGTTCCTCCACCTGCAAGTTATGTTTTAGCAGGAATAAGCGCCGCAAAAGGAGCTACGCAGATAGCCGCAATAAGATCACAGCCAATACCGCAAGCTCAGTTTGGTGGGACATTTACAGTCCCTCCTGGAAATCAGGCCGATAGCGGGTTATTGAGAGTAAATCAAGGAGAAGAGGTTAATGTCACTCCTACCCGACAAGCAGAAGATAACGGAACGCCTAAGAGCATAAATGTCCAGATAGGTGAGCAGCAGTTTGACGCTTTTATAACCAAAAAAGTAAATGATATAGCAAATAGCGGGAACTTCCAAATAAGAAGAAGTTCGGCAATAAAGGTGAGTTAAATGAAAGCAGGTAAAGTAAATAAAGCAACAAGTAGTAACACAAACATTAGCGCAGATGTGGGAGCATTCGCGTCTAATATAGTAGATAACGACTCCTTAAAGGTTTTCAGTGTGACAACAGACAACTCTACGATAACTGTTATATTGGATGATGCTATAGTATTCGAAGGAGTTGCATTCTTTAATGTCCTATTCGAAGACGATTTAATTTTAAGGACTTATGATACAGGAGCAGGGCTAATAGAAACAAAGACGTTTACAGCCAGTGACGTTTCAGGATTCCAGTTCCAAAACCTCATATATGAGCCAACTAGTACAACATTGGTGAAAACTATCGAGATAGAGTTTGACGGCACTTCTACAGATTTCGAGAATGTATTGGGATATTTTTGGATAGGAGACTGGATTGATTTCAATTGTTTGGAGACGTTTCAAGCTAAAGATACGTCGAATGATAGTGTTACCGTTACCAAAGTAAACGGAGTTCAGTTCCAGAGTGAGTACAAGTTCCAAGGATACAATGTAACCACTAACAAGAAAGTAGAGTTCTCGACATTACGGGCCAATATGAGAACAATATTCCTAGATGGTTATGCTAATAAAAGGCCATTCTTTTTCGATGTAGAGCCTCAGATAGGAGGAGAAGTATTGCTTGGCATACTTGATGCTCCGACGGCTCAGTATGATAACTTTGACATAGACGATAACTATGAAAAAGCACAAACAACAATAGGTATAAGAGAGGTTACATAATGGGCATAACACAAAGAAACGAATATCTTCCTGCACAAGATTTGAGCAATCTTAGTGCTAACGTTGACGATACTAGAATTGGAGTAGATCAAACACAAATAAGTGTTAACTTCACTACTACGCCAGCAACTGTGACTGTTAAAGTCGGATCTATTATTGAGGTAAACGGGAATTCGTATCTAATAACAGCATCAGACGAGACATTTCAGATGGATTCAGCATCAGACACATATCTAACATTCTCAGATAACCCTAGTACGGTTTTTGATAGCACTACTACTAAAGGAACATTTGACACAACGAAACAAGGTTTTTATCAGGCAGATACAATAACAAGGACTCTGAAATGGTACATTGATCAAACAGCTGAAACTGTAGAATATGATATAGACATTTATAACGGGAGTATGGTAGACGGCATACAGGAGATAAACGCAACTGATATAAATGTTGTAAATGTCGACGCTACCAACATAGACGCCACAAATATAGATGCTACGAATATAGACGTAAGTGACCTTGATGTAACCGGGTCCATACAAGTAGGAGGGGGAACCGCCTTGTTAGAAATAAGACGGGTGACGTCTGCAAGCTCTCCGATAAGCTATCCCTCTGGATTTTCGCAGACAAACACAAAGATTCTAGGGTGTCAAGTAACGGAGGCCAACATAAGATATTCTCTTGGGTATAACGACTCCGGCGATTACGTAATGGCGCAGCTTGGAATTTCTAATATAGAAGTAGAAACTAATTTAACAGCAACTTTCTATGATCTTATTCTTTTGAGGGTATAATGATAGTTTATACTAAACAGGGAGATAGGATAGATATTCGCCATAACTATGCATATAGCGGTGGTGTATATACTATTCGTTTTAATGGCACCAGGACATATACTGACCCTCATGACTCAACTGTGTGGACGTGGGAAGATGTCACTAACGATGTAGACGAGGTTCTTGGCGTTAACCAGGCTGGAGAAGAGCTGTTTGTAGTTGAGAGTATAAACGATTGTATCTCTCTTGACGGGTCTTGGTATTGGGATGACGCAGAAGGGGTTCTTTATATCCATTGGTTTGACTCAATAAGATACCCTAAAGGGAACTTAGGTAACAACTCCGTAATAGTTTCTGGTTATTCGTCTGGCTATAGTGAAACAACAAGAAATATTTTCGATGAGGTCTATTATGAACCTCTGATTACTAGTCTGCAAGGACTAAGCAAGAAAGTAGACCCCGTAAAACTAGGATTGCTTTCGTTTAAACGGTCTGGAATAACTTTAACAGATGAGATCCATCAATTTAGGAATACATCCGGAACACAATCTGTTGGTGTTCCTGTATGGGTATTTTATAATTCAGCAGAAGAAACAGAGTTAAAAACTAGTAACAGGATATTCACGGGGGTTCTAGATGGGTATAAACATAATGGTGAAAGTGTTCAGCAACAGATTATAGAAAACAGATTGTTTGAGAATAAGCCCGCATGTCCTAATATCGCTACATCAACAGAATTCCCGAATATAGGGACAAACACTGACAAATTCAAACCGACAGCATGGGGTAAAATAAGACGCGGGAAGATGCTTCTTACAAATAAAGATAGTTTGACAACGGCGTCAAGTGGCACGGCAGAATTTTTAGTTGCCGATCCAGCTTTAGATGAAATAAGGGCAGTAACAGCGGTATATGATAAAGAAGATAATGACGTCGGCTCTCTTACTGTTGACTTGGTCAATTGTACTGTGAGTGCTACAAAACCAGCAGGGGTGTCCGTTACTGATCTAAAGAACTGGAGTTGGGAGGGCGAAGGGTATGACATAGCCGGGACATATAATAACGGCTTAGATATAATGAAAGATGCCTTCCTAAAGTTGGCTGGAGTTCCTTTTTTAGAAAGTACTTATCAAGTAGACGAATGGAATGAGCAGACAACAGCAAATCCGGAAAGTATAGGGTTTTCATTACAGACAGATAAAGGATTTATAGAGCAAATAGTGGAGCCGATACAGACTAGTTTGCAAGGGAATATAGACATCCAAGGTACCGGCAAAATAACATTTATCAGTAGAGACCCAGACGCTCCGGTTAAAAGATTCGTAACGCAGAACAAAGAGATAACTAACCCATCTACAGACGTAGAAACAGACGCAACAGTGAGCGAGCTCTTAATTGAATATAGTAGAAACTACGTTACAAAGGATCCATTTAATTTCTTATATACTGGCGAAAAGGGGAGTGTTATCGCTTCATATGGTATTAACAGACGAGATCCGCTTAGCCCTGTGGAAACAGTTCTTACAGAGGAATCAGATGCGGAATCTCTAGCTATAGAAATAATGGGGACAAGTAAAGAGCCAGAAAGAATTATTGAAACAGATCCTGTAGATATAGACAAGAATATTAGAATATGGGATATTGTTGGCGTTGATACTGCACAATATGGAAAAGAAAACATAGAGATCGGCGAAATATTAGGAGTTGAGCCTGACTATATAAATAATAGAGAAAAATATACGGTTAGGATATTACCAGACTATGAATACATACAACCAGCATTTTGGAATGGGGACCTTTGGGAATACGGAACATGGTCAAGTGCAGACAGTATATACACCTTGTATGCAATTGTGGATCAAGGGAAAGTCGGAGAAAATTACGTAGGAGAATAATATGGCATATGTAGAGCTAGGCCCTTTAAATAGTGGGCAAATAATAAAAGAATCATGGACCAATCAAGTTAACGATAACTTTATAGACCATGAAACAAGAATATCGGCAATAGGTGCTGCAACAACAAAGTATTTGACTAATGCGGACTCCCCATTCACTATTACAGATGGAGACGGATTTGGAAAGTTTATATGCGATACCTCTGGTGGAGATATAACTATAAACCTTCCCACACTTGCAGATAATCAAGATAGAGAGCTAGAGTTTCTTCATCAAACAAGTGGGAATAACTTAATAATAGACGGAGAGATTGCTGAGACAATAGATGGCTTGGAAACTATAGAATTACCTAAGCAATATGACAGACTGAAGATATTTGGCACCACGTCCGAATGGGCAATAACTGACGAGCGCATCAGTTGCCAACTTAGGTTGCACACATATGCGGGATATGGATCAACTGATAACAAGATACCAAGGCTAACCACCCTTATCGAAGGTTACGGTAATATGTTTAGCGAGAATCACACAACAGGGTACAACGGAAACACAGAAGGGTTAGAGATACTTATTAACAGGCCAGGAAAATACTCCTTTACTTTCTCTCCAAATGAAACACCGGGATACTTCGCAGGATTTTCCTTAAACAGTTCGCAACTAACAACATCAATAACAGGAATAAATACTGCCGACAAGCTAGTTGTTAGTTTCCAGTCTAATGCAGGAACTGAGTCGCCAATATCGACAAGTATAAAGTTAAACGCAGGTGATATAGTAAGACCACATACGGACGGAAATGCGGCGTCTGTAGCGGCTAGATATGTATTTTCTTGCACATTTATAGGTAACTAGGAGGATAAGATGGCATACGTAATATTACCAACAATTAGCGACGGTGATCTAATCGCAACAGATTGGGGGAATGATGTAAAAGGAAACTTTGAAGATCACGAGTCAAGGATAGGAGCTCTCGGTGGCGGGGTTACAATATATAGAACAACATCATATACCATAACAGATGGAGACGGAGTTTCAAAAGTACTGGTAGATTCTAGCGGCGGAGACGTTACAATAACTTTACCCGGCTTATCTTCAAATGATGGAAGGGAAATAGAGGTTCTTCATGTTGTAGGTGGGAACAATTGTATTGTATCTCGCGGAGGTAGTGATGAGATAACAGAAGATCAGCTAACCACAATAGAGATGCCTAAGTCTCAAGATAGACTTAAAGTGCTTGCAGATGATACAAACACTGGTTATTGGCAAATATTAGAGGAGCGCATTAGCTCCCAGTTAGTGCTAGACACATACGCTGGCTTTGGCTCTACTGATACAAAGATAATGCGATTTACAAATGAAAGAGATAACTACGGAAATATGTTCGCTGAAAATCACAGTACGGGGTACAACGGAAACACAGAAGGGTTAGAAATTACTATAAACAGAACTGGTGTATATGGGGTTTCTTTCTCGTCGGATCTTCAGACGAATGATTACCTAGGAATTAGCTTAAACTCTACGCAGCTTACAACTGACATAGAAAGTATTAGCGTCCAGGATAGACGATGTTTAGAATTTTCAGCAGGCTCCGGAGGGGCATCCAGCTCGATACAATTAAAACTAGAGAAAGGTGACGTTGTTAGGCCTCATACTGGGGGGCTAGCTCCAAGTGTTTCGGGGCATGTTCATATTATAATTACATATGTAGGGAATTAGGAGGATAGAATGAGAAAGTATATAAAAGTAAACGGTAATGATAGGATAGTAGACGTTTTTTTTGAGTACCAAAAGGCTAAGATTGACGGATCGGAAATATTTCTTGAAGATACAGACTACATTTGTCACAGAATAAATGACAAATCTATATCAGATGAAAACGGCAACTTTATATTCGTATGGAATGGAACAGCCGTAGTAGAGAAGACCCAAACGGAGATAGATGACTATTTTAATAACAACCTACTAACAGATTACAAAATTAAGAAAAGAGATCAGCTTGGCAAAAATATAGGTGATAACTTACTAAAATATATAAAGCCAGGAACCAGGTCTATAGAAGATATAGTCACTCAATATAACCAATTCGTAACAAATTCATCTAGCTGGACAACTAAGCAAGATGTTGACGACGCATTTAACACGGCAATAACTTGGCTTCAATCATAGGTATTAAAATGGTAAAACAAATGCAAAAAAAAATAAAAAGTAGAGACAGGGAAGGGACAAGGGCTTTGGTAGTCATTGCTATTCTATATGTAAGTTTATCATTATTCCAAGCTTGTGTTACACTATTATCATAAGGGGACAAAAGTGTCAATCAGCGCAGCAGCGGCAACAATAGGATCAGTAGCAAAGATAGTGGTAGCTCCTTTGATAGGACTAATGCTATATATATGGAACAGACATGTAAAAAGCAATGAGCGAGAGTTTTCTTCTGTCAGGGAAAAACTTGACAACTACCAGGAAAGAATGTCTGACATGGGCATTAAGGTGTCAGGCGATTACATGAGGCTTAAGAAGGATATTGAAGAGTACAAAGAAAAACAGCACACAGAGATCAAGGAAAAAATGTCAGAAGACAAGCGCGACATAATGATCGCTATCAAAGATAACGGCTCAAACATAAACAAATTGTTCGAACTGTTCAATGATCATAAGTTAACTACAGAAAATCGGCTTACCAAAATAGAAACAATCATCTTAAAAGACTAAAAAAAGGCAATAATTTAATTTATTGCTTGACTATAATAGATATACAAAGTATATTAGGTTAAATTATAAGGAGGTATCCATGATTGAAATAATTATTATAGCCCTCATCTTCATAGTAGTTAGCTTTTTACTATTGTCTTTATTCTGTTCTCTTGTTGTTAGCAAGCTAAGTGATGAGGAGTCAGAAAAGTATTTAGAAAAAGCACGGGAGAATACAGACAATGATATCTAAAATTGCTAGTAAGTTAAATGACTTCGCATGGCAAAAGGGTTACAACAAGGCGATAAGTGATCATAAAAAAGAGATAGCTAGAATATATAGAAGCCAAGAAGAACTGATCAAAAATCTGAAATATGATCATGAAACTGAGTTAATGTCAGAGAGACAAGAGTGCAATATTCTTCAAAAGAAACTTGCAGAGTGTGAAGGCGTAGTTAAGAAGGCAGAGCAAGATCGGCTAATCTGTAAACGAGAAAGAGCGTTTATTAAGAAATGTTCGAAGTGGGTCAAAGAAGAAATATCAACACTACACATGCAAATGGTCGGCCCATTAAAAACAATGTTAGCTGTAGCTGACGAGATGGACAAAGAAACAAAAGACACAAAAAGGATCGAGAGGTAAATTATGGAATTGGGCTGTATGATAGTATTTGGAATGGGCATAGCACTATTGATGCTAATCCAAAGATAAGTGCCACAGCGTAGCTTACAACGCGTCTCGTTGGACGTTAGAAATATATCAGAGAGGTAAAAATGAGTAACATAGCAGCATGGAAGAAAAACGAAGGGACAGACAAAGAGCATATTTCTATTTCTGTAGATATTCCGTTCTTAGGAAAAGAAACGTTTATCTTATTCCCTAACAAAAACAAGAAGTCAGAGAACAGTCCAGACTACACAGGAATAGTCAGTAGGCCAATGAAAAAAGATAATCAAGGACCAGGAGACATTCCATTCTAAAAAGAGGCCCCTAGTTTTTACGCTAGGGGCTAAATAAATTTTGGGTGATATATACGATGTTAAACGTATTCTTCAATGAAAACCATATCCAATATAAAGTCAAGAACAATACTTGACAAGGAGAAATATCTATCGTATATTATCACAATAAATAAAGGTGAGGTGAGAGATGATAGGAACAGGAACAATCGACTCAAAAATATTAAGGATACCACTCATGAAAATGGTGTACCCAAAAAGATTCATAAGCGTAACAACAGATTCTGAAAGTGGCACAATATTTAAGGCCGAAGAGGATTGTTTAATTATTTTCTCCCTAAAAGGGGAGAAGCTAGAAAATCTTATGGGTTTTATTTTAAGACAAGAACTCTATGTAGGCCTAACCGTTAATTCTACACAACTAACTACAAACATAGACTATATAAGCAAAGCAGAATGTATAATACAAAAGAGAATTAGCCCAAATAAATATAGTGGCGATGTAATGTTTATAGGAAGATGCAATAATGGGAACATGTTTAGTTACGAAGGAATATGCAGGCCAGTTAAGAAGGGCGATTATATAAGAGTTCATACGAATGGAGTGCCAGTGGAAGATATCGAGGTTATAATTAAAGGAGTAAGGCATGGGTGTTAATAAAAAATACTATTATCTTAAGCTGAAAGACAACTTCTATAACGAAGAGGATATTAAGATTCTAGAGTCGATGCCTAATGGGTACGAATATAGTTCTTTATATCTAAAACTTTGTCTGTTATCTTTGAAGGGGGAGGGCAAGTTGTTGTACAAGAACCGTATTCCTTATAAGCCAGAGATGCTTGCAACGATAACAAACCACAAACTAGAGGTAGTAGATTATGCTATAGACTTATTTGTTAAACTGGAAATGGTGACAATTCTAGATAATGGTACGATCTTCATAGACGATATGCACAATCTTATAGGCCATGGTAGCACAGAAGCCGAAAGAAAAGCGCAATACCGAAAGAAAATAGCTTCTATGAAAGAGTTGGGACATTGTCCGGACAAACGTCCACCAGAGATAGAGATAGAGATAGAGAAAGAGAAAGAGTTAGATAGCAAAAAGGACACAGGGGAGACCGACTCTCATTTCTCTACTATTTGGGAATTATATGATAAAAAGGTTGGTAAGGAGGTTGCATATAAGTCTTTCAAGAAGATCAGCAAGTCTAATTACGATAAGATAATAGAGCATATCAAGGAATACGTTAAAGCTAAACCAGATAAGAAATACAGAAAGAACCTATCTACATACCTTAATCAAAAAAGTTGGGAAGACGAGATAATATATGATACCCCTAAACAAACAAATTCCTTTTGGGATAAGGAAGAAGAGAATAGAAAAGAAGTATTTGATTACATAGATAAAATGTGAGGTGTGAAATGAAAAAGATAAGAATTAAAACAATGGTGCTTTATGCAGAAACAGGAAAAGATGAGCATGACATTTTAATAGACGATGACATATATCAAAAATATATAAACTGCAACATAGGCGTGAATAAAGAATCTAGTAAGCCATACGTTGTGGTAAGAGGAAATGGGAAGACAAGAACTTTATCAAGACTAATTCTAGAAGTAGCAGATCGAAAAATGTATGTAAGGCATAAAGACGGCAATCCCTTTAATTGCTTAAAAGAAAACCTTTATGTAACTACTAGATCAGACATAAACAGATATAGAGATTACGGAACTAAATTGCGTGGCGTTAAAGAAAAGATAAACGCAAGAGGTTTCAAAAGGTACAGCGTAATAATATGGATAAATGGTCGACACCATACTATAGGGCTATACAGAGATAAAGAAACAGCAGGACGTAAATATGATGCAGCAAGAGACTACTTTAGTATAGACGGAACAAAAAACTTTCCGAAAGAAAAGAACTTCTTAACAGAAGAGGAAGTCGAAAGAATAAACTTTAGGAGGCGCTGAATGTGGCGAATAAGAATTAAGTTGTCTAGGGTTTTAGGGTTATTGATTTTGATAACAGTGTTTGCTTTGATTATCACATTATTCTTTACGTCTAAGGACGAAGGGATAAAGATCAAAAGCATTGAAATTGGCAAGGATTTAGGAATAGCCTTTTTCACTGTAGTAGCAACTAAGAATATCAGAAATCTAATAACTATTAAAAAGGGAGGTAGCAAGAATGATGAATGATTATAGGGAAGTGCTTAAAATCGTAATGGATTTTGCAAAGATGGTTGTGGTGGCAGCAATAATTTCAATACTAATAATGATATTTATATAAAGGGGCAATAATGAAACGATTCATGTCAGGGATAATAACAGGAATTATTTTATCAATTATTGCGTACTTCATAGTTGGTATGGTAACAAAAATAGAGAGAAAGGAAATAGTAGTTGACCACGAGAAAATAAGTGGAGAAGATATAATTCACCATGATGTTAAAATAAAAAGAGGTGTTTTGGAATTCAAGACGACCAGCATGGGAAAAGGGAAGAGCAAAACCAAGATAACAATACCTCATAAAAAACACATAATACAGGGTGGTTTTGTGTATGATGATAAGAATAAAGTGTCTTTTAATTATCTTTATAGCTTTAATAGTGGCATCGCTTTTGGGGGTGGTGTCATTGTTAGTAGAGATAGGTTTGAAGGTGTTCAGTTACTTGGACAAATAAAATTGTAGGAGTGCGATATGGATGTGAAAGAGTTTTGTAAAAGACTAGCAGGTCGGTATAACGGGTCTAACGAATTAAAAGCTCAAGATATAATGGATTGGGTAAAGAGAAATAATGTAACAGATGAGCAACTAAATACATTAGAACTACTGATTGTCGAAAATTACGGGAAGCAATCATTCCCTTACCCTAAAGACTTAGAAGATATATACAAAAGAGGCTATTCTGTCTCAGGAAATAATAAACAAGTAATCCATAGCTACGGAGAAAAGACAGACGATATCTATTATGACCAAACATTTGTAAATCACGTAGTTCATAAAGAAGGACTTACGTTATCTCAAATAATAAAGAAGTACGGCGAGTACGAAGATGATAGACTGAAAGGAGATGACAATAGCTGCTATAAGAATTTTTTTATACAAGTATTCTCTGGAATGGTAAACAATTACAAGATAAGATTAAATGACAAAAACGTGCCCAAAGAAGCCAATCAACGCAGAACTCAAGAAGATCTCGACAGCCTTTTAGACGGGAAAGAAGTAATAAGAGAGAAACAGCCATTACCTACAGAAGACGAGATAGAAGAGATTAAAAAATTATTTAATAACCCAATGTTTAAAAAAATAGCAAAAAAAATATAATTTTGCTTGACAATATAAGTATACAGTGTATATTGTAATAGAGATTTTGGTAAGGAGGTAACTATGAATGTAGACAAGATAATAATGGTTAATACTTATCAATTGCTAATAGACAAGATTAAAGACATGACTCCTGCAAAAGCAGCAGAGTTGTGCAACTTTAGCGAAAACCATATGAAAGGAATTGTAATGAGGAGAAATCTCCTTTCGAAAGACAAAGTAATCGAGTTAACTGACATGATATTCGAAAAAGAAGAAAAGTAGGAGGTAGAAAGATGATGGCAATAACTAGTTTAGAAGACGTGAAAAGGTATCTAATAATTTATTGCTCGATGGAACATGACATGGATGTGGCTGAGCACCCGCTACACAAGGCGGCTTACAGGGAAGTGTATAAGGTTATAAATACATTCTTAAAGGCTGATATGGAGTTGAGGTTCCTGAAAAAACATCTTTCTTATCACAGAGGCATTACGGACAATAAGTATTGCAAAGAAGAGCTGCGTAAAATAAGTGAATCAATAAAAGGGGTATGAGATGAACGATAGACTACAGCGGTACAAAATGGAAGTATTAGCTAAAACAAGTGGAACAAATATCCACGGGATTACTAACAAGTTAAATGTAGTATTTGCTTCTATCGAAGCGTATAAGCAAAAGCTTTTTATAGATGACGATAGAAAGTATTTTGATAATATTCGTGCTTGCAAGAAGAAGTTATTCGAAATTTACAGAGAAACACGAGTCCCAGAAAGCTTCGAGAATCTAGCAGGGGAAAATTAAGAAAATGTCTTTACAGGAACAAGTGGTAATGTATTATACATTATCATTTGTTTTTGAAAAAAGTAAAGATGAGGTACCATGAAAGAGACAGTATTTCAACAAGAATTAAAGAAAACAATAGAAGAAGCAGGCGGATGGTGTAAGAAGTTCCCAGATAGTATACGAACCGCACAAACAAGATTTATACCTGAAAAGCCTGCCGACCTAATAGCCTACATAGAAAACACTAACATCCTAATAGAATGCAAAATGATTAAAAAAATAAAATCTATACCTTATAGTTTCTTTGGCAACACGAAAGAGAAAAAGAACAAGGTGCATTGGGAAGAATACCACCAGTATAAAGAACTAATAGAATTCACAGAGAAGACAAACGGCATGGCTTATTACGCTATAAACATCAGAGTGCAAGAGCCTAAAAGAATAAACAAAATGATCCTTATTAACGTGCATTACTTCAAACAGCTATTCTCTTTTAATGACAGGATAGAAAAGGAAGACCTAGAGATGATGTCCCATGTGGGAATCAACGGAGGATACCAAAGGTTTGACGAAGAAGAAATAAAAAAAACAATATATAATGATAAATTACTGTATTTGTACTAAAAACACTTGACATAAATAGTATACTATGTATATTGTACATATAAGGATAAAGAGGTGAGATAAATGAGAGAACATCCGGTGTATTTTAAAAAGAAGCCTATGTTTGATAGGAGCATATACAGCGACGCTGTACTCACGCAGTTTGCAGACGCTATAGGAATCCCGCAAAAAAGGAAGTGGGAGTTGTCTATATTGGTAGAAATACTTAACGACGACCAGTTAACAGATATATATGATCAGGTGGTATGTGATGATTGAGGGCTTGAAAATAAATCTTGAGATAATAGACGAAGAACTTATAGAAAAACTTATAAGACATGAAGTTGCATATAAGATGAAAAATATTCCTATAGAGCAAAAGGTTTTCCTGATTCTCAAGAAATTCTTTGAGGAGCCAGAGGAAACAGAAAAAGAACTGTATGAGAGACTTGATTTCAAATACCGACATAACGGGGGTAGAGAATGAAAAAACTGATATTAAACGCTGTTATTAAAGACTCTTCTGTAAAATATCGTACAATAGATTGGCAGGGGAAGTTTAGAGACTTTATAGAGAAGAACGAAGGCGAAAGGGTAGAAATAGTAATGGAACAGATAAGTGACATAAAACATTCTATACATAAAGGGTATAGAGGGTATATATTGCCAGACATAGCGCACGCATTAGGCGAAGCTAGTGAAGCCAGAGTTCATTATGAATTAAAGAAAGAATTTCTTTTCGAAAGGTGTGAGTGCATAGAAGAAGTCCCATCAAGACATAGGTCTAGATGTCAGTATATATTTGATCACAATAGTAACTTTCTAGGATATGTTCCTAGCATGGCAACTTTAACGCAAAAAGATGCGCAAGAATTTATGAGAAAATGTAAAGATAGGCTTTTAATAGACCTGGGAAGTCATATCGGCGTGTCTACTACATATGAAAAGCTAGAGAGCTTCCAAAATGAGGCATATGCTTATATTAGCAGGGGGCTTGGAAATGAAAAAAACTAAACACGAAATACTGGTTAGAGACTTCTACACCTGTCAAAACCCAGAATGCCAAAAGCACGGGAACATGGCCAACTTAGAGCTTGCGCACTTGGTAAGACAAGGGGACCAGAAGTCCAAGAAGAACCAAACAGTACAATATATTAAAAGCTTCATACTAGATGAATATGGAGTAGAACTTAAAAAGAAACAGATTTGGGACATAATACACGACGAAAGAAATGTTATAACTAGTTGTAGCAAATGTAATAGCTTGTTCAATATTTTTAATAACCCAGAGTTAAGAGATGCAAAAATCAGAGAAATATACGAAAAAGAGTATTTAAATAAATAATAGTTGACAATATAAGTATACCGAGTATATTGATAGTATAAAGATAAGAGAGGTGAGAGATGAGTAGAACATTGAAAATTTCAGAAGAAACATATTTCTTCCCATGGAAGCACGAGTTGCCTAAGGAGCAAAAATAATGATAGCGGTATATGTACGCAATATTGGGTCTGGGTCTGGGTCTTGGTCTGGGTCTTGGTCTAGGTCTTGGTCTGGGTCTGGGTCTGGGTCTTGGTTTGGGTTTGGGTCTTGGTCTATGTCTTGGTCTAGGTCTTGGTCTATGTCTGGGTCTTGGTCTGGGTCTAGGTTTGGGTTTGGGTCTGGGTCTTGGTCTAGGTCTAGGTCTAGGTCTAGGTCTTGGTCTATGTATGGGTCTAGGTCTAGGCAAAAATAAAATGAGAAATGAAAAAGAGGTGAGAAGATGAGTAGAACATTGGAAATTTCAGAAGAAACATATGAAAAAATTAAAGACCAGTTGCTAGAAGAAGAAAACGCTGATATATCGTCGCTAGAAGACTTAATCGGTAAAAAATTCTTTTTCAGAACGGTTACTTATCATTTAGTCGGCAAGGTGGAAAAACTAATCGGCAAAATTGCGTGTCTCAAGGAAGCTTCATGGGTCGCTGACAGTGGGCGTTTTATGAATGCGATTAAAGGCGGAACTTTAGAAGAAGTAGAGCCAGTTGGGGATTGCTTTGTTAATCTTGACACGGTTACTGATTTCTTCCCATGGAAGCACGAGTTGCCTAAGGAGCAAAAATAATGATAGCGGCATATGCAAGTAATGCTGGGTCTAGGTCTTGGTCTGGGTCTTGGTCTAGGTCTTGGTCTGGGTCTGGGTCTGGGTCTTGGTTTGGGTTTGGGTCTGGGTCTAGGTCTAGGTCTTGGTCTATGTCTGGGTCTGGGTCTGGGTCTGGGTCTTGGTCTAGGTCTTGGTCTGGGTCTATGTATGGGTCTTGGTTTGGGTTTGGGTCTTGGTCTTGGTCTAGGTCTAGGTCTAGGTCTAGGCCTATGTCTTGGTCTATGTCTATGTCTGGGCAAAAATAAAATGAGAAATGAAAAAGAGGTGAGAGATGAGAGAAAGTTCAAGTATAAAACAATTGGTAGCAGCGCTTGTAGAGGCGACAAAAGAGTTCGATAAAGTAACTAAGAACGCTGATAATCCGTTCTATAAGTCAAGGTATTCTACGTTGGACCATTTGATTGAGTGTACAAAAAGTGCATTGCTTAAGCATGGGATAATTATAACTCAAGACGGGATGATGCCAGAAGTTGGACAAACTACAGTAACTACAAAGATTGCTCACGTTTCAGGAGAATGGATAGAAACTAGTGTTACTTTGCCGAACACAAAGAATGGGAAAAGTGATGCACAAACAGTAGGGTCTGCTATAACATATGGAAGAAGATACGCATTATCAGCAGCATTAAATATTGCCTCAGAAGATGATGACGATGGAACCAGGCTTGTTGGCGAGGAAAAGGCGAAAGGACAGTCTAGCGGATCTAGGGTTGATTTTTCAGAAATAGACGAAAAGCTAATAGGGATGACATACGAGCAATCAAAAGATTATTATCGTGAGATATACCCTAAGTTACACGGGCAGAGGCAGAAAGAAATCGTTCAAGAGAAGTTCGAGAAGCACGCTAAGATGTTGGAGTTTAAAAAGCAATGAATTACACTAATAAACAAAATCTCCCTGAAACTATAGTAAAAGGAGTTATAGGGAGAAAATATAAAAGAGGTAAGTGTGATTTTACTGTAAGTGAGATTATTAGGCCTCCTATGATGAATAGGCTTATACGTGAACACTATGATAAGATAACTATCGATGTGTCAACGATGCAATATGCCTTAGACGGACATGCAATGCACGATTATTTGGAGGGCGTAGAAAAAGGGCATACTTTGTTTGAAAGAGTAAAATACTGGATGAGTAATGTTGTATCTGAGAAACGGTATTATATAGTCATAGATGGTAAGATTATAGGCGGGAAGCCCGATAGAATTATAGTGCGTAAGGACAAAAAATCTGTAGAAATACAAGACTATAAAAGAATGGGTGTGTATAAATATACAAAAGGAATCAATATAGAAATAGAGGCACAACTAAATATATATGCCCTGCGATGGATTAGAAAGGGGTATCAAATAGAAAACCTAGAAACCGTTTCAATGTTTAGAGATTGGAGCTGGAGGAAAGCTAAATATAGCAAGGACTACCCTAATCAAATAGAGATGATGAAAGTAAAAGTATGGGATAAAGAAACAACAGAGGAATATGTGAAGAATAGAATCAGAGAGCAAATAAAAGAAGAACCAGATAAATGTACTCCTTATGAAATGTGGGATAACAATGAGAAGTTCGCAGTAATGAAGAAGGGTAGAAAGTCAGCAGTAAGACTGCTTGATACAAAAGAAGAAGCGGAGAAATATATATTTGAAAGATATAAGAACGGGAAAGATGTTTATATTGAACATCGGAAAGGCGAAAGAGTAAGATGTGAAGCTTTTTGTATAGTAAACGAATTTTGCAAAGAATATCAAAAGTATAAGAGGGAACAATGAGTTTTGACATAAAAATAAGCTTTAGAATAAGTGAACAACTAAAAGAAAAATTAGCTACTGCTAGGATAGAGGACAAGTATCCATCAGTAAACGACTACCTTAGAGATATCTTTAACGATTACCTAACTACAGGGGAGTACGAAAGGATGGATATAAAAAGAAGCGATGTGGATGTGGACAAGATAAACCCTGCATGTCTGCCGATATCAAATGCATTATATAACAAGATAGAGGAGACTAGAGAAGTGGTAAATAGGGGTAGGAGTGAATTCTTAGAGATGATATTAACAGACTTTATAAAGAAAAGGGATAAGGATAATGAATAAAATTAGCCAACACTTTACAATAGAGGAGTTCGAATGTCATTGCGGATGTGATCAATTGATAGTCAAAAGACAGCTGGTGGAAATGGCCGAAGAGTTTAGAGCCTATCTTTGCGAGAAATATAAACAAGAAGTCGCAATAAATGTTCACTGTGTAAACAGATGTAAGGAGCATAATGACTCCCTACCAAACTCTGTACCAACAAGTACTCATATTACAGGAAGAGCAATGGACTTGCACGCACCAGCACTTCCTATGGCTGAGCTGCACAAGTCAGCAGAAGAATGCTTCGACGAAGAGGGTATACTTTGGGGAGGTCTAGGGTACTACAATTGGGGGATCCATATAGATGTAAGCAGATTTAGAACATGGGGAAAAAAAGTATAAAAAAGTGAAAATAATACTTGACTTATTAGATATACTATGTATACTGTATATATAAATAAGGGAAAAGGAGATAACGATGAAAAAGTTAATAGTTTTATTAGTAATGTTTTTAGCAGCATGTGACCATTTTGAAGTAGACGAGCACAGGGGTGTCGGAGTGTCAAATTCAGAAATTGTGGTTGAAGATATGTCAGCAGGATTCACAATAGAGCAACCGCATCAGCTAAGAAACTCGGAAACATATAGAACTTATGTGGAGTTTGTAGGCGGGCATACTGTAGAAATAACTATCGATGAAGAAGAAGTTGAAAAAGGAAGAATCACTATTACTATAGACAGAGTCCTAAGAGGATATATTCATTATGATGGTGAGATGCTGGACGAAAAGTACAATGATAACCTTAATGTATCGATTGATATTCTAGACTAGCACATTAACAATGTGAGTTGTTTTTCATATAAAATCCATATAAGGAGGTGTGAGGAATAACAAAAGATTAGCATAGAAATGTTTCGAAAAAACCTAGTTGCAGCCGGACAACTATAAAAACCGGCAAATTAAAAACTAGAGGTGAGTATGTTTACGATATTTGTATTAACATTAGCAATCATTATCCTATTTATAGGGGTTGCAGTAGCATCTAAGGGGAATAAAGATTGCGATAAAGAAGTCCTTTTCGGAGGGCTTGTAACGTCATTTGTAGCTGGGGTTGTTTTTCTATTGGTGCTTGTTCTAAGTTCCTTATATTCTGTAGATGAGGGAGAAGCGCTTCTGCTTACTCAATTCGGAAGAATTTACGGGACAGAAAATAGCGCAGGAATACACGGAAAGAGGCCGTGGGCGAACACTATTGAATGGATAACAAGACTCAAGTCAGAAGACCAGAAAATTGAAGCAAGAACTAAAGACGATATGATAATAAATGTAGAGATAACTTTTTGGTGGTCTGTTGACTCGACTAAAGTAGATAAAATATATTCTTCTATAGCAAAGAATTACGAGGCTCTTGAAGAGGGGTTTGTGATTCCTGGGATAAGATCTACATTAAGAGACGAAATAGCAAAGACGTCATTTAGGGACCTGAACACTAATAGGGAAAAGTATTCAAATGATATAACAAAGTATATTGCGGAGCAACTTAAAAAGAAGCACATAATTATCGACAAGGTAAATATCAGGAATATTATACCTCCAAAAGCTGTAAATGCAAGTATCGAAAGGAAGTTGCAAGCTGAGCAACAGGTCGAAGAAGCTACACAAAAACTTGAGCTAGCTAAAAAAGATGCGGAGATAAAAAGAATAGAAGCTCAGGGCATAGCAGATGCACAAAGCATTATCCAAAGAAAATTAACCCCGATCTATGTGCAATATGAGGGCATACAAATGATGAAAAGTCTTGCAAAGTCAGAAAATACGACTTTTATATTCGCACCAACATCTATGAAAGGTATCGGGATACCTTCTGTGTATGGAGCGCCTATAAAATAGCTTGAATAAGACAAGGATAAAAACCTATAATTGGAGTATGTTGTTGGTCGAGACAACGTTAAAACTCGACATTACGGCAAAGTGGCGGAATGAGCAAAGGAGCTCCGTATGGAGTATGAGCCTGGCTCTTGGTTAGACGCGCGGGATTGCATACCAGTTCACCCGTAATGCATGTTCGAATCATGTCTTTGCCAACGAAGGAGAGAAGATGAAAAGAAGGTGGGAAGAGAAAGAATTACGATATCTGAGAGATAATTACCAGGGAAAGGCTTATGCGGATATAGGATTGGCTCTCGGCAGGACAGCACGTAGCGTCAGTCAGAAGGTGATACGTGCTTTTGGTGGTCTATCGAAGGAAGAGTTTAAAACAAGAATGAAAGAAGTGTCTTCGAAACGGAACCAGCAAGGAGAAAACAATCCAAACTGGAAAGGCGGGATATCAGAGAATAATTACCATTATAAGAAAATACAAAAAAAGAGATACCCGGAGAGAATCAAAGCTAGAGAAAAAGTAGCAAGAGCAGTCAAGACTGGCAAAATCAAAAAAGAGCCGTGTCGCATCTGTGGCGATAAAAACACGCAAGCCCATCACGAGGATTATGAGAAGCCATTAGAAATAATATGGTTGTGTCGTGATCACCATAGAGAAATGCATTTAAAAATAAAACTTAAGGAGCTACAAATGGAAAAGAAAAGATGTGTAGTTGTAACAACAGACAAGAAGGGAGTATTTTTCGGCGAACTAGAAAGCTATGACAGAGAAAAAGAAAGGTG